ATGCGAATGGTGCATCACGTTCGCTGGTTCGGTACGAACCCTTATGTCGGGCTGTCACCCATTGAGTTGCATGCTGACGCGATTGGGCTGACTCAGGCGGTACGCCAGTACACCGGCAAAAGCTTTGCCAACGGCGTGGCCGTGTCCGGCGTGATCGAGCGACCCCGCGAGGCACCCGCGATCAAGGATCAGGGCACCATCGACAAGATCGTCGATCAGTGGGGGCAGAAGTTCGGCGGTATGGACAATGCCAAGAAAGTCGCCCTGCTGCAGGAAGGCATGACCTTCAAGCCGGTGTCGATGACCAACGTTGACGCTGAAATCGTCGGCATCATGAAGCTGACCGGCCTGGACATTGCGCGTATCTACAAGATTCCCCTGCCCATGGTGAACGACCTGGAAAAGTCGAACTACAACACCCTGGAGCAGTTGATGATCCAGTTCGTGGTGTTCGCCTTACTGCCCTGGGTGAAGCGACATGAACAAGCGATGATGCGCGACTTCCTGCTGCCGAAGGATCGCCGTGATTACTTCATTGAATTCAACCTGTCCGGTCTGCTGCGCGGCGATCAGAAAAGCCGCTACGAGGCTTACGCGATTGGCCGCCAGTGGGGTTGGCTGAGCGTGAATGACATTCGGCGCTTGGAGAACATGCCACCCGTGCAGGGCGGTGACATCTACCTGCAGCCCCTCAACATGGTCGACGCTGGCAAGCAGCCCGACTTGAACAACCCCACTGTGCGTGCCCAGCTGGAGCTGCAGCACGCCGAGATCGGGAGGATTCTTGCCCAATGAGTAAGCGCTATCTGCGGGCATCCAGCCTGCTGTTCAACCAACCCCTGTTGGTCACACCAGACATGCTCGACCTGGGCGTGCGCTGGGCCAATCAGACCATGAGCCTCAACATCATTAACCTTGGAGGCGGCTCGGCCCAGCTCTGGAAGGATGATGACTCCATCGATCGAGTGGCCTTCGCCGATGAGCAGCGGCGCAATGCCATTGCCCAGACCGGGATCGAGGTCATCCCGGTCAGCGGTGTGCTGGTCAGTCGAGGCAGTCACCTCAATGCGTGCGAGACCATGACCAGTTACGAAGGCTTGCGCTCCCAGCTGCAGCGCGCCGTGGCTGATCCGTTGGTCGAGCACATCGTGCTCGATATCGACAGCCCGGGTGGCTCTGCGGTTGGGGCTTTCGAACTGGCCGAGGACATCCGGGCGATGACCGCGCAAAAGCCAATCACCGGCCTGGTCAACTTCATGGCGTACAGCGGCGGCTACCTGATCGGCTCGGCGTGTAGCGAACTGGTGGTGAGTCGGACCAGCGGTGTGGGCTCCATCGGGGTGATTGCCAGCCACATGGACCGTTCGAAGATGGAGGAGGGGATGGGAGTCAAGGTGACCACGGTGTACGCCGGGGCACATAAGAACGATCTCTCTCCGCATGAGCCTATCACCGAGCAGTCGATGAAATTCCTCAACGAACTGGTGCAGGAGAGCTACCAGATGTTTGTCGGCGCTGTTTCCGAATATCGCGGTCTTTCGCTCGCCAAAGTGATTGGCACCGAGGCTGCACTCTATCGCGGTCAGAACGCAATCAATGCGGGCCTGGCTGACCGACTGCAGAACCCTCAACACACCGTTGACGAGCTGTCGCGGGCTGTTGCGCAGAACCGCGCAACACGTCAGACGGGCCGCATCACCGTGCGAGCAGCAGCCTTAGCGATGCAGTCGCTCGCCTGACCCCGCCGTATCAACTGTATCTCGACCCGCCTAGTGCGGGTTTTTTTATGCCTAGGAGGCAGCATGTCCCTTGTACTACAAATGCGTAACGAGCGCGCCGGCTTGGTCGCCCAGGTGCAGGCCCTTGCCCAAATCGAGGCAGGTGGCGGCAACTTGACCGCCGAACAGTTGCAGCAATTCACCAGCCTGGAAACGCAGATCAATGACCTGACGGCCAAAATCAAGCGGGCCGAGTCGGCTGAACAGCTGGCTGCAGCCAGCGCGGTACCCGTCACAGAGTCGGCTCAAGGCGTCACTGGCCCGCCGGGCAGCAACATTTCCGGCCCATTTAGCGAAAAGGCCAAGCCTGGTACCGGTATGGCGCAGATGGCTCGTTTGTTGGCCTCTGCTCACGGCAACCAACAGACAGCCGCCCAAATGGCGAAGGACGGCGGTTTCCCCGCTGATGTCCACATGGCGTTGAGCGTCGTGACGCCCGGCGCGGGCGGTGTGCTGGTACCGCAGAACTTCGCGACCGAGGTCATCGAGTCGCTTCGCCCGGTGTCCATCGTCCGCAAGATGGGCGTCACCAGCTTGCCGCTGAACAACGGCAACCTGACCCAGCCGCGTATCACCGGCAACACCGTGGTGACGTACATCGGTAGCGATACCGATATCCCGATCACCGGCATGGCCTTCGGCGACACCAAACTGTCGGCGAAAAAGGCCGCCGCCATCGTGCCGATTTCCAATGACCTGTTGGCCATGAGCGGGGTTAACCCCCGGGTCGATGGCCTGGTGCTCAGTGACCTGACCGTGAGCATGGGCCTGTCGGAAGATCTGCACTTTATCCGCGCTGATGGCTCTGGCTCGCTGCCCAAGGGGATGCGCTACTGGGCGTTGCCGTTCAACGTCTTGCCAGCGCCTGCGGTAGATGGCCTGACGCTGGAAAAGATCGACCTGTTCCTGGGCGGCATGATGCTGCGCCTCGAAACCGCGAACGTGATGATGAAGTCGTGCGGCTGGCTGATGGCGCCGCGTGTGTTGCGTTGGCTGCAGGCGCTGCGTGACGGCAACGGCAACAAGGCTTATCCAGAAATCGATCAGGGCATGCTGAAGGGCTACCCAGTCGGTTTGAGCAACCAGATTCCGGTCAACCTCGGCGCCGACGGCAATGAAACCGAGATCTACTTCGTCAACTTCGCCGACTGCATGATCGGCGAGGACATGGACCTGACCCTGAGCTTCAGCAACGAGGCCTCCTACAAGGATGCCGAGGGCAACATGGTCAGCGCCTTCCAGCGTGACCAGACCTTGCTGCGTGTCATCGCGAAACACGACTTCGGCCCGCGTCACGTCGAAAGCATCATTGTGGCGGTCGGCGTGAAGTGGGGCGCTGGCATGTAATCCCAGGCCCCGGATCGGCCGGGGCCGCTCGACTGGATGGAAGTTATGGCAAAGGTAATTGTTGTGTTCACCGGTTCCTGGCGGGGTTACAGCAAGGGCGAAGTGGCGGGCTTCGAAGAAAGTGTTGCGCAGTCGCTGATCGAAGGCGGCCGTGCTGAGCTGCACGACCCCAAGAAGGCTGGCAAGTCCAGTAGTGGTAAGAGCAAACCTGCTCCGGCAGCGAAGGAGTCAGGCCAGCCCGGCCCTTCGACGGAACCACCACCGAATCCGGATTCGACCACCACTGATCCGGATGACGACGAAGAGAAACCCTGATCATGGCGCGCCGTATCGCCTACACGGGGGCGCCCGTGCTGACGTTGGAGCAGGTGGCCTTTCAGTGCCGCGCTGAGCCGGAAGATCTGCAGCCCGAACTGATCGACCTGATCATCATCCCTGGCGTTACCGCGCAGGGCGAATCGAAAACGGGGGCGGCGATTCGTGAAGCGATCTACGAGGAGGAGTGGCCGGCGGCGTATCCGTCGGGCCATTCGCTGGACGTTGGCCAGGTGGTTGCAGTCGAGTCTGTGGTGGTGCTGGGAGAAACAGGTCAGGTGACCCCCTACACCGGCCAGTTGGAACTTAGCCGGGGTGGCAAGGAGAGCTATCTGCTTTTTCCAGCTGGCCGGCCTGCTGGCAGGCTGCGCATCCGGTACCGCGCCGGGGTGGACTTGGAGGCTCACCCCGGTGTGTTGAGCTGGTTGTTGATGGCGGCGGAAACGGCGTTCACCCATCGCGGACTGTTGGTGGTGGGGCAATCCCTGGCCGAAGTGCCGGCGAGCTTTGTCGACCATCTGTTGGCGGACATCACCGTCCCACCGAGGTTCTAGCCATGGCATTGCGAGTGAGCACGCGGGCACCCGCCTCGGGTGAGCTGAAGCATCGCATGGAGGTGCGAAGAAGGTCCGATAAACCGGTTGGACCGGGGCTTGAGTCTGACCTTGCGCATGTGTGTTGGCGCTGGGTCAAGGTTGAGCCCTTGGGCACCGCAACCTATGCCGCAGCGCTGCAAACCAGCACCGGGGTCACGCACCGTTTGTACTGTCGCTTCATCCCCGACTTGGCTTCAGATTGCGAATTCGTTGGCCGTGGTCGGGTTTATCGGGTGAAGCGCCCCACGGAGCTTGCGGGCGAGCAGATTTGGTCTGTGGTTGAAGTGGAGGAGCTGGGTGCTGTTAACGCGCCGGCGGGAGGTGGCCGTGGCCAACTCCGTTTCGATTGACGGCTACCTGCACGTTGACGGCTTCGACAAGTTCGACCAAGAGGCCTTCAACAAGCGAAAGATCCGCGCTGGCATGCGCAAGGTGGGCCAGCTGATCACCGGCCGGGCGCAGATGAACCTGGCGCTTGGCGGCGGCCAGGAAGGCTACCCGATCAACCGGTCGGGTGCGACCACCGATTCTATCGGCTTCAAGCTGTCGCGCTCGGGCTTTCTGGTGCGGATTGCCCCCAACAAAACCGCGAGCATGCGGGCTTTCTATCCGGCGTACCTGCATTACGGCGTGCGCCGCAAGCAGGGCGGCGGGTGGCGCATCAAGCCCCGGGACAACTACATGACCGACGCGCTAACCGACAGCCGTGCCGACGTGCAACGCATCCTGCAGCAGGCCTTCGCCGCCGCGCTGCTCAACTGAGAGGCGACATGAAAATCACGCCTGTGATCGAGCAGCTGCGCGCCTATGCGCCCGGCTTGGAGAGGCGCGTAGCGGGTGGCCTGGATTGGGACCCGACCGCCGACAGCGGAAAGCTGGAAATCCCGGCGGCTTACGTGATCGCAGTAGGCGACTCGGCCGACGAGCCGACGGCGCAGAACGTATACACGCAGGCCGTTCGCGACGCGATCGACGTGTGCGTGGTGCTGCCCACCGACGACGAACGCGGGCAATCGGTGGCTGACCCGCTGCACGAGATTAGGTTACC